ATCACTGGTGGTAATGATACTTCTGCAATAGCGAAAGCACAGATGAAGTTGGTTCATCAAGAAGTTGAGTTTGATAGTACTACCCAAGGATCAATTGTAAATACCACAACTGATAGATTTGTATTTCCAGAACCTCATGGATTCAAGCATGGTGAGGAATTACTTTATTATACTTCGGGTTCAGATCCAATTGGTATAGGAACTACACCAGGCAATCTTGAAAATCAGTCATCATATTTTGTTGTGAAATTAGATGATTTTGAAATACACCTTTCTGAAACAAAAGAATCTGCATTATCTGGTATAGGAACCATAGATCTAACAACAAATGGTGGTGGTGTTCATAGATTTTCTGCTGTAGATAGAAGAACTAAAATTGATAAAATTGTTTTAGATAATCCTGGTAAATTCAAGAATAGACAAAACACAACATCAAGTATTACTGGAATCAATACATTTACTAGTACCCTTACTATAACTGATCATAATTTCTTGTCTGGAGATATTGTTAGGTATACTGCAGATAATAATCTTGGTGGTCTGACTAGTGGTTCGGATTATTATGCAATAAAACTAGATTCAAATACTTTTAGACTTTCTTCAAAGAAAGATTTGAGTGATATTGTAGAATTGACTAGTATGGCATCTGGAGTGCATACGTTCCAAGATCCTCCTATAGAAGTAACAATTAGTGGTAGACAAGGTATAAGTACTGCAAATGCAGTTGGAACACCAATAGCAAGAGGAAAGGTTATTGGTCTTCATATTGAGAACGCTGGTACTAATTTTGGTTCTACTGTTATAAACGATAATTTCAAACCTGATATTAGAATTGTAGAAGGTAAAAATTCTTTCTTACAAGCATTTGTTCTAAACGGTAGAATCGATCAGATTATCATATTGAGTGGTGGAGAACAATTCTTCAGCACACCTGATATTATCATAACTGGAGATGGTGTTGGTGCAAAGGCAAAAGCAGTCATAGAAAATGGTTCGATTGTTCGCATCGATATGATAACAAAGGGTATGAATTATACCCAAGGACAAACTAGAGTAAAAGCATTGACACCTGGTTCTGGTGCTATCTTTTTTGGAAATGTAAAAGAATGGACAGTGAATCAGGTCGAGAGATTAGTAAAATATGGTGATGTAAAAAATGATGATGGTTTCCTTGAGATTGAAAGAGATTCTAAACTAGGTAATCCATATGTCAATTATTATGTTCCAAGAAATATAAGATCATACTTAGGTGATGATGGATCAGAGCATTCTCCAATATTGGGTTGGGCATATGATGGACATCCTATTTACGGACCTACTGCGATTGTAGGTGGACAATTAACGAATATAGAATCTAGTTATTCTTTATTTTCTGGTGTAGATAGATTAGATGGACCTTCTCTAAGTAAATATCCAGCAGGGTTCTTTATTGAAGATTATACTTTTGTAGAAGGTTATGGTGATTTAGATGAACATAATGGTAGATTTGCAGTTACTCCAGATTTTCCAAATGGAGTTTATGCATACTACACTACGGTTGAAAACAGCGATACTCTAAACCCACTCGATCCTTTTGATAATACAAGAAGACCAGTATTTCCATATGTTGTAGGTGATACTTACAATTCCACTCCTATTGAATTCAATATTGCAAATGATTCAGTACAGGATATAGACATAAACAAATTAAATCTAATTAGAAATACTGATCCTCATAATATAAACGAATATCAATTTGTTACTAATTCAAATAAAAATACAACTACAAATTCAAAAATACTTTCTATAAAGTCTGATTCATTAGATAAAGTTGAAGTTATAGATTCTGGTAGAGAATTTAATGTAAATGATGCTCTAACATTTGATAATAAAAACACTAAAGGTTTTGGTGCTATAGGAAAAGTTACTAAGGTAACAGGTCCAACATTATCTACTATTACTTCAACTATAACTGATTTTGAAGACGTTATATTTTCAAGCACAAATAATCTAGTTACAGGAATTACGACTCTTCCTCATGGATTAGCAAATAATACTTATGCAAGAGTGCTTGGTATATCAACAACAACTCATTCTGCATTTGAAGATACACCAAGAATAAAAGTTGAGTCTGTTCGTTCTAGTTTATCGGAAGCAATGTTGTCTATAGGATTGACAACACAAGTTTCTTTTAGTGATGGATTTGGTGCAAATAAATTTACAGTAAACGATATTGTTAGAATTGATAGTGAGCAACTAAAAGTATATGGTTACGATTCATTCTTCAATCAGTACAAATTATTCCGAGCACAAAATGGTACGGTAGCTGCTGCACACACCTATGGTACACCCATAGAAAGAATGGAGAGGAAGTTTACTTATCCTATAACTAAAAAATTCTATGATTCTACCGAGGAAGATTTCTCTAAATTCTTTGATGCTACTAGTGTTGTAGGAGTAGGATTGACGTTTGGTGTTGGTATTGGAGTAACAATATCAGTCAATGATGTTGATAAGTTTATACCAACTAGAAGTATATTCATAGAAAATCATAGTTTCAATCATGGTGAAAAATTAAGTTACAATCCTGGTGCTGGTACATCATTGACATATCAAACTGATGCGATGAAACGTGTCAGTACTGGATTTAAGAGACCTCTTCCTCCTGAAGTTTTTGTTCAAATTTTAGATAATAATCTAATTGGTATTGTAACAACCAGAACAGGTATTGGTTCTGATTTAGATAGAGTTATGTTTGATACCACTACTGGTATTGGAAATACTCATAACTTTACTACGACTAGAAACACTGTTACAGGAACACTTAGAATAATTGATGTTCAGGCAACAACAGTGGGTGTTCATAGTATGAGACCTACTAACAGTTTAGAGATGACATTAGTCTCTGCTGCTAGAAGCACTGTAACTGCAACTTATGATTCAGGTACAAGATTTGTAAGTATAGGATCATCGGTCAATCCACCATTGAGATTGACCACTGGTGATACATTAATTGTCAACACGGATGATGGATCCATGTTGGATACTAAGATGAAGTTCTTCTTAGATAGAAATTATAAGAAACCTTTTGTGGGATCTGGTGTTTCTACGATTGAAGTAACAGAACAGTCTATACCTGGTAACGTTGGTGGTATGACTTCTATAACATTTACACCTGAAGTTCCTAGTATTTTATACTATCAGTTCGTTCCTGTTGGAACAGGTGCTAATGCAAAAGTAATTGAGATTGATAAAGATATTGATAATTATTCAAAAATAATTGTTGATGCTAGTAAATTCACAGGCAAGCATTCTATTACGACTACTGGTAGTAGCACATATAATTTTAATATTGTACATACACCTGAAAAAGTAGGATACTCAACTTCTTCTACAATAGAGACAGTAACAAATTCTACGACACATAGAGGTGGTGTTGAGGAGGTAATACTAACTGCTAATGGTATTGGATATAAAGATCTTCCTGAAGTTTCTATTGCTTCTACAACGGGAACTGGAGCTTCTTTGAAAGTAGTTGCAAACAATATAGGTAGATTAGAGAATGTTGAAATTATAGATTTTGGATATGATTATCCATCAGATACAACTTTGAGACCAGAGGCTGAAGTTGGTCAAATAATAAGTTTGAAAGATAACTTTAGTGTAACTAGTGTAGGAATAACTTCTGTAGGATCTAAGTATCTTACTCCCCCCAATTTTGTTGTATATAATAGAAAGAAAAATGTTGTATCTGGAGAAACAGAATTTCTTGCAGAATTAAATGGTGCTGGTGTAGGTAAGGTCACCATAGTAAATGGTGGTGGTAACTTGAGTAGTTCTGATAATGAACTAATTGCTGTAGATAATACAAACGGTGTAGGAATTATCACTGCTACTTATTCCGATCCCAATGTAACGCTTAGATTACAAACTCCTAGTGGTGGATTTACAACTTCATTACCAATGCCATTCCAAATTGGTGATAGAGTATTTGTAGAAAACATAGGTGTAAGTTCAGGATTAGGATATAATTCAGCAAATCATGATTATGAGTTCTTTACTCTTACTGGTGTGACCACTGCATTTGGATTAGTAGATGAAGCAACAATTACATATGCAGTAAATAACGATCCTGGTTTCCATGACTTTGAAAAATTTGGAACAGTATCTAATGAAAAAGATATTGCTAAATTCAAATTAAACTTATCCGAAGGAGTTTTCAATAACAATGAAAGAGTATTTACTCCATTAGGTGCTCAAGCAAGAATCATAGCAGGTGATGGTAAAACTAGAAATACCTTGAGAGTTGATAACCTTGTTGGATTTAGTACTGGTGATAAATTGACTGGTGAATTATCTCGTGCAAGTGGAACTATAGAATCATTGAAATCTTTTAAAGCACACTTTGATATTGATAGTTCAATTCCAAAGAGATTTGGATGGGAAGATGATAGTGGAAAACTTTCTGATTTCTATCAAAGAATTCAAGATAACGACTACTATCAAAATTTTTCTTATTCATTGAAGAGTCAGGTTGGTATTAGTAGTTGGAGTGAACCAGTTGATTCATTAGCACACATAACAGGATTTAAAAAACATTCGGATCTATTGATTCCATCAATAGCAACAGGTGCTGGTTCAAGCGTGGTTGGACTCAGTTCACAGGCTGGTGGTGTAATGCTTCTTGATGCTGAAGTTGATTTAGATTGTAGAGATCAATTTGATTTGGTTTCAGAAAACACAAACTCTGATGCAACTAGCAGCAGTGAAGTCAATTTCAACTCTAAGAGATTTGGGGAAGCAATTGCATGTAAGGGAAATAGAGTTTTGGATATAGATGATATATCACCACAGTTTTATTCTGATGCTGATATATTCAGATCTATTGAATTAGATCGTTTTGATATGACTAGTGTGTCTGCTATAAAATATTATGCTCAAGTTGTTCTTGATACCTCGCTAGGAATTACATTCAATGCTACTCAATATACAGAGTTCATTGTATCTCATGATGGATCAGTAGCATTCTTGAATACTTATTCAGAATTATCTGATGCATTTGATCTTGGCGAATTTACTGCTACTGCATCTGGAAGTATTTGTAGTGTGTCATTTACACCTTCAAATACAACTTACGAATATGATATAACATTCCATAAAGAAGTTCTTGGTTCTTCTGTTGGAGTAGGAACTACTGCAGTTGGAATGATTCAGAAAGTTGGAATGACATCTGCTATTGCTTCTTCTGGATCACCTGCAGTAAATACAGTTTACGAATTTTCTGGAAGTGAGTTTAGATCAGGTAGTATCATAGTTGCTGCAGGAACAGCAACTGAGAAAGAAATTGATGAATTTTCATTCTTAGCTTCTGGAACAAATGATTGTAGTTATAGTAACTTTGGTTTGATGGATGCTGGAACTGATATGGGTTCCTTTGTAGTCAATCAGGCAAGTGGTGTTATTAGATTAGAATTTACCCCTGCTGCAAATACTGCTGTTACAGTAGCAACATTGTCAACTGTTGTTGGTGTCGCTACCACAGTTGCGAGTAGTGGGTTTACGACAACCCAATATAGAATAGGTGATACTGAGTACAACTCACGTAGAACCACTATAACATCTGCTGCTTCTCCTACTGCTACTGTTATAGCAGGTTTCTCATCTGCTAATTACACTTCAGTTAGATATACTGTTGAGGTTGAGAACACCACGGATAACGCTTATTCTTCATATAACGTTGTGGCAAATAGTTATGAAGGCAATATAAACTTTGTCAAATTCAATAATCTATCAACTGCTTCAGGAATATCTACCATTGGTGCTGATACATCTATACCAGGTGTTGTTAGAGATGTACGTGCAACTGAAGTTGTTGCATCTGGAACCAATACTGAATTGAAGTTTACCCCTGCACCAAACAAAGCATATATTGTTAGGGTAGCTCAGTTGAGAATAGATAAACCTGATGATCTTTCTAGCGACCTCACGGTTGGATTCTAAATACCTAAAAAACAATAATGTTTCAGTTAGCATCTGTAAATAAAGGATTCAATAAGGCAACGGAAACCTTCAAGAAGTCATTCAATTTGACTCATAGAGGTGATCCGATTTTTGTCAAGGAATTTGATTCTGCTGATACTGCAGTTGTTGATTTAGACGATGATACTTTTGTAATCAATAATCATTTTTTTAGAACAGGTGAACCTCTATTCTATGATGCTACAAGTGGATCTTCTGTAGGTATACAGCATGGTGTAAATGGTGTTGGTGCAGCAACCACTATGCCACTAAAGGTATTTTGTATTGAGGTTGGAGAAAATAAATTCAAGGTAGCAGCAACAGCAGCAAACGCAGCTTCCAATTTACCTATTGGTTTGACAACAGTTGGTGTTGGATCAACTCATAGATTTGTTTCTGAAAAAGAACTAACAAAATGCATTATACAGATCGATAATGTAATACAATCCCCAGTATACAAATCAACAAATATTTCAACTACCTGTACTAACGTAGTTACAGGAAAACAAATTGGTTTTGCAGATGTAGGTAATTTTAATAAGTATGATCTAATCAGAATCAATGATGAGATCATGAGAATCCAAATTATTGGATTTGATGGTGATCCTCTAAACGTATTGGTTGACCGTGAATTTTTAGGTACAAGTCAGAATGCACATCAAGTTGGTGATACTATTGAATTACTTCGAGGAGATTATAATATAATAGGTGATAGGATCCATTTTGCAGATGTTCCTTTTGGTGGCAATAAAGAAACTGTTGGTGTATCATCAGATAAAGTAAGCACATCAACAAACTCATTTACTGCTCTTACAGACTCATTTGAACCTGGTACAAAAGTAAAACTCAGAACACTTGACCCACCAACACCACTACAAGAAAATCAAGAATATTTTATAATAAAAAATGCTGCCAATAACTTCTCATTTGCTGATAATAGAGGTGATGCATTATTGGGTAATGCAATAACACTCACAAGTTCTGGTATAGGAACACACACGTTAGTGTTGACAGATTCTCAAGAAGGTAGCACATTCCAAGGTAGAGTATTTACAAGATCTGATTATCAAGAAAATATCATATTAGATGATATATCAGATTCGTTTACGGGTATAGGAAAAACATTTATACTGAAGAGTTCGGGTGTCAATACCACTGGTATCAGTACTGATTTTGGTGCAATACTAGTAAATAATGTTTTCCAAAGACCAACAACAGATTATAGATTAGATGGTACTGCTGCAACAGGAATAACAACAATAACATTTACTGGAAACGAATCAACAACACAAACTGAAAGTTATAGTACATCAGATGTAAACTCTAATAATTTACCTAGGAAAGGTATTATTACACGTATTGATGAATGGGAAAAAGGTTATGGTTATCAACCAAGAATTGTTGGTGTTGGTAGTGCTGTAGTATCTGCAGCAGGTACTGTTTCTAGTATAGGTTTAGGATTTACTGGTAGTGGTTATAGAAATAATAATGAAACCACCTATAGGTTCAAAGTTCTTGGTGGTGGTGCAACTACAGGTGCTGCTGGTACATTTATAACTGAGGTTGGACATATAAAAACCATTGATATAACTGAGAAAGGTGCTGGTTACTATCATAAGTCAGTATCAAATGCAATTCATAATATAAACTCAGGTATTATGACTGTAACAACATCTGCTAATCACAACTTAGCAGTTGGAGATAGAGTTGTATTGAGTGGCATTGATATGACTGATGGTAGTTCAACATATTCATTCCCGTTCCCAGATGAAGTTGGTTATCAGGGAGCAAGAGTTGTTGAAATTGTACCAAGTGTAAGGAAGTTCTCAGTAAATGTAGGTGTACATACAGTTGCAACAACATATAGTAGTGGTGGTGTTATCAATAAACCAACTGAGGTTGAGTTTGATTCTCCTATTGGATACGATGATATTGCATTGGTAAGCTCTCTTAGTGGAATTGGTGCTTCTGTTTCACTTGACACAAATTTACTGACTCAGATGTCAGGATTTACTTTATCGAATGTTGGTTATGGTTACAGTCAAGGTGAATTATTGACAGTTTCCTCTGGAATTAATACAGATCCTACTTTGATAGAAAAAGGTTTTATAGATGTATTGAGTGGAGATGAATATAAGATACAACATGCGGAATATAATTCAAATGTTGGGATACTAACTGTTGCAATTGGTATTCACACCCTAACAGTAGGTATGGGAGTTAGCTTGAAAGATGGTGCTATAGGGTTTACATGTGCAAAAGATACTTATAATACACTTCATAAGTATCCACGACCAACAGACCCTGTTTCTGGTATAAGCACTGATATTGTTGGCATAGGAACTACCACAGTAAGCATAAATGTTGGAGTATCTCCAGAAAATGAGAGGTATGATCATAAGTTTGCAGGGGCAGCATTCTTAGAAACTTCTTTTAGAGTCAAGTTTACCAATGATGATGAGTTTGCTGGTTGGGTATTTGGTAAGTTACAAATACTAGATGATTTCTCAAACGAATTTAATGGAGATAGAACTGTATTTACTCTTAGGGAAGATACCAAAGCAGTAAGTTTTGAAAAAGATATTGGTAATCCTATCATCATACAAAATAGTTTGCTTATCTTTATTGATGATGTTCTACAAGAACCTGGTAAATCATATGTTTATAATGGTGGTACGCAGATAGAGTTCCTTGAGCCACCTAAGGCAGGATCATCACTTCAAATTCTATTTTATAGAGGAACCGATAGTGATGTTGGAACTTTAGTTGCGACTCCATCATTGAAGACTGGTGATAAAGTTACAATTAATAGACAACTTGTAAGAGTTGTAAGAGATCTTATAACAAGAGACCAAATACAAACAACTCTCTATAAAGGACCAGGTATTAGTTCATCTAGAACACCGTTAAGACCATTATCATGGTGTAAGCAGAGAAATGATACATTTGTAGATGGTGTAAAAGTTAGCAAATCAAGGGATTCGTTAATTGGTAACATATTCCCTGCTGGTCGTATCATAAAAGATATTGACAAGAATGATACAGTATTTTATATTGATACTGGTGTTGCTAGTTTCTTATATTCTGAAGAACCTGACACAACTAATAGTTCAGTTAGGATTATTGATACTGATAAGAATAACACTGGTTTTGGATCAACAGGATTTACCTATCCTTTGTTTGATGCAACAGGTGTAAGTTATGTTGGTGATGATGGTATCATTTCAGGTGTTGGTACTCAAAATACAAAAGTTACTTTTGAGTTTACTTTACCTTTGAATTCTCCGTATAGAGAAAATCAGTATGGTGGAAAAACATCAACAGCAATTGCGAGTGGTGATTACTTTATTGTCTCTGGTTCCAATGTTGGTGCTGGAGTAACTGCAAAAAATTCTGGTGCTTCTGCTATTGTTGGAGTTGCAACTCAATTCCTAGATGGTGTATACCAAGTTGCAGCAACACCTGCTGCTGTTGGATCTGGACAAACCATGAGGGTTACTTGCAACATTGAATCTGGACATGGACTAAACTTTACAGGTTTGAGTTCAGGTGTAGGTCAGTTCTACGGTAACTATAGTTTCTGTAAACTAACTGCTTCTGCAGTGGGTGCTGCGTTCACATGTAACACATTAAATGGTCTTACAGGTATCGCAACTGCTCCTCAAGTTATTAGATCTGAAAGATTATCTCTAGATTATACATAAATAACCAAAAAGTTTCAAAATAATGCCAGCCGTCATCACGGATCAGATCAGAGTCTTGAATGCGTCGAATTTCGTAAGTGGAATTTCGACGACTGATAACAGTTATTATGTCTTTATTGGGTTACCCAATGCAACTTCTGTTGCATCAGACTGGAATACAAATACTCCATCACCCATAGATAATTTTGACCAACAAGATGATATATATGATACTCTGATATCTGCCAAAAAGATTACATCAAATGATGTGCTTAGAGTTGTCAATAAGGCATCTTGGGGTAGTGGAACAATATATGAGATGTATCGGCATGATTATAGCATCAATAATTTGAGTCCACAGACTAGTTCTACTAACCTATACAGTTCAAATTATTATGTAATGAACAAAGACTTTAGGGTCTATGTTTGTATATACAATGGTGCTGCTCCATCCAATAGTGGAAAAGGAATTGTTTCTCTACAAGAACCAGTACACACGGATCTACAACCTAGATTAGAAAGTGATGGTTATATTTGGAAGTATCTTTACACTATTACACCTAGTGAAATTTTGAAATTTGATAGTTCTAATTTCATGCCTACTCCAAGAAATTGGAGTACAAATGCTGATGTTGCTGATGTAAGGAATGCTGCTGTTGATGGTAAAGTTGAAGTTATAACGATAGAAGATACAACTACTGCTGCATATCAATTTAATGGCACTAAAAATAATGTACCTATAAGAGGAGATGGTGAGGGTGGACTTGCATCTGTTACTTTCTTAAATGGTAAACCATCTGCAGTTCAGGTAACGAATGGTGGTTCTGGTTATTCGTTTGCTACTTTGGATTTAGATTCTGTTGTTACTGGTGCTGGTGCTTCTTTCTCAGTAATCATTCCACCTCCAGGTGGACATGGTGGTGATGTTTATAGAGAACTTGGATCAAATAAGGTTCTTGTTTATTCTAGAATTGAAAATGCTGACGTAACAAACCCAGA